CCCCGAATACTACTCAGGAAACTGGGTAGTATTCTTTTTCCAACATAAGGAGTATGCATGCTTTGGGATAAACTGTCTTATGAAGAACAGCAAAGAAGAATTGATATCGAATCTACTATGGAAGAGGAGACGTTGTTATCTTCTATCCAAAAGTATTGGGATGATTATGACAGGGCACCCGATGAGGGTATCCCTGAACAAAAACTATTAGATGATTTTATTGATGAGCTAGCTCCCCAGTATCAGGAGTGGATTGATAAGGTATCTGATAGTCCTAAGTGTCCGCAGTGGGTCTACCCATTATTTGCATTAGGTGCTCACAAGATGGCAGACCTAACGCTTAGATCTGTGATGCGACTGTGGCTAAACAGTAATGCTTTCAAAGAAGACAGCGATGGTATTGTACACCCACCACTTGCACAGCATGTGGTTAGAATGATATCTAAAGATGCAGTAAATATTATTGCTTATCAGCTAGCTAAAGAAGAACACAGAGATGACTGGCAAAGACAGTCTAAGTTTATTAAAAACTGGTCAGAAAAAAGATGTATTGCTTTTGCTACTAAGATGGCAAAGATTCCAGACATGACGCTCAAACAGAAGGATGACTTTGGTCATCACATGTTGCGTATTGCAGAAGCTTCTGGCGTAGTGCAGACTACTAAACGCAGCAAGCGCAGGGGTAGAGGGTGGACTCATGCATTGCATGTAGAGTTTAGCCCTGCTATCCTAGCCTATCTTAATGAACGACACAAGCTAATGGAAACATCTATGCTTGTATATCGTCCAATGATTATACCCCCTGTTGAGCACAACTTAGATAGTTCCGGTGGGTATCTTCACCACTGGATTCGTAAAGAAGTTGTACATAGATATGTCTCTGAGTATGCAGAAGATAAAGTTGTACACCAAAAACACTCAGAGCCGTCACAGTTTGTGCTTGATGGTGTTAATGCTATGATGCAAACAGAATGGACAGTCAATGACAGAGTGTTAGAAGTTATGGAAAACATGTTTAAGTCAAACAATCAACTGGCTAATCTACCTGCATATAACTTTGATGAGTTCTCATATAATGAACCGTACCCTGAAGATGGGCCGAAAGATGTGCAGGCTAAATGGTGTCAGCGTAGAGAAGAGATGTACAGTAATTGGTTTAAACAAGAGCAGGCTAGAGCTAGAATGTTAGTTCGCTTGACTCTTGCTAAGAAGATGCAGAAGTATCAATTCTTTTACATGCCAATGACGCTCGACTTCCGGGGGCGAGCGTACACTACATGTGAGTTACTGTCTCATCAAAGCTCTGACTTTGATAAAGCATTGATTCATTTTGCTGAGCCTGTAAAACAAACAGATCGTGGATTGTATTGGGTTAAAGTTCATGCTGCTAATATGTTTGATCAAGATAAACTTTCTTTTGATGAGAGAGTAGAGTGGGTAGATGATAACATGGATATGCTTCAAGCAATTAATGATGATCCCTACTCTAATAAAGAGTGGGTATCAGATAAAAAGAAAAAGAATCCATCATTCCAAAGGCTTGCTGCTGTGTTTGAAGTATGCCGTACAGATGGGTTGACTCAGTTAGCACCGCAGATGGATGGCGCATGCAATGGTTCGCAGCACTGGGCTGCTATCATGGGTGATAAGGTAATTGGTGCATTAACTAATGTGTTACCTGAAGACAAACCACAAGATCTGTACCAATTTATTGCAGATAAAACTACTGACTATTGTCGAAAAAATACTAAGAATATTTCTTGGTGTGAAGACTTCCTTGAGTATTGGCCTGAAGGTATTGATCGTGCTGTAACCAAACGACCTACTATGTGTGACGCATATGGGCTAACATTTTATGGTATTCAAAAGTATATTAAGATTGAAGGTCATGTTGACTGGGTGCCCAAGGAAAAACAAGGTGGAGCTATTGTAGAGTTAGCCCGAGCAATCCAGCATGGGCTAGGTGAGGCATTGCAGGAGCCCAATCGTGGCAAGGAATGGCTCAAGGAATGTGCTGAGATATGTGGTAATGCTGGCTTTCACCTAGAGTACACTGTCCCTAGTGGCTTTAAAGTAGTACATGCATACTACCAGATTAAAAAGAGAAGATCATTAGCGTCACTCTTTAACCACAAAGAACTTATATTTTGGAATGTTTCTAAAGAAGTGAATAGAGATAAAGCAATGCTTGGTATACCACCAAACTACATACACTCACTAGATGCAAGCCATATGTTCTGCACTGTAAAACAAATGATTAATGCGGGTATTGAAAGATTCAGTATGATCCATGATTCGTATGGTTGTCCCGCACCATATGTGGATATGATGAATCAATTTATTAGAGATGAGTTTTTAAAAATGCACAAGGAGAATCAACTTGAAGTATTCAAACGATGCGTCGAAGCAACCACGGGGGTCACACTCCCTGATGTCCCAGACAGAAGAGACATGGAACTCGAGCGAGTCTTGGACTCCAAGTACTTCTTTTCATGAGTTGGTGGAGATCTGGTGGTATGATGCGGAAACTTGTGGCGGCCCCGGTTGGGTTGACCGCGATGATGCTACTGATTATATTTATGGTGATCTTCCTACTATTAAATCTGTTGGCTTTCTTTGTGCTATTACCGATACTCATTATTCTATTACCGACAATGTGGGTCACAACCAAATTGGCGGGGTCACAAAGATCCCCCTCGGTATGGTAAAGGAAGTGTATTACTTAGAAAGGACTAATGATGACACACTTAATAATCAATTCGGAAGGCGACATGGAGAAGGGAATTGAAGAAGCAACTAAACTGGCAAAGATTGATGGCAGTAGTCTAACACTAGAGCTACCATCAGAACCGTTTGCTAAAGTGTTTATGGAAAATATGTTCGTAGCCTTTGTTGAGGCTGGTGTAAAGAAAGATACTAACATGCAGTTGAACGTAATGTTCCCTGTAGAGGAGGATATGGATGAAGAAGAAAGCGATGGAGCAGGCGAAGAGTAAGCCTGCTACTAAGTTCTTTCACAAGGGAGAATGGTTTGACGTTCTCGAAGTGAAAGAGTATAATAAGGATGAGCTCAATGCTCTGCAACAATTGCATATTGATGGTCTTGTTGACCTGTATGCATCGCGTAAAGCTGAGGCTTGTAAGTACAAGCACATTGCTGATGAGAAAGGTCAGTTCATTTCGGCTGAATATATTGAGGGCTCAGAAAGAATGGTAGATCTACCTTCCCATGTTGATCAATGGAAAGATGACTACAAACGGAGATTTAGAAATGGCAAGAGTACTCGTAATAGGTGATACCCACTGTCCAGCCATGGACCTTGGGTATCCAAACTTCCTAGAAGAAATGGCTCAGCAATGGGAGACTGATACCGTAGTTCATATCGGTGATGTCGTTGACTGGGCCAGTATTTCTTACCACGAGAAGATGCCGGGGTTTGATAACCCAGCCTTGGAATACCAGAAAGCTCTGGATCAAGTGCAGATGTTGTACAAGTTATTCCCTAAGGCTACTGTTATGACTGGCAATCATGACGATCTACCCCGGAGACAGATGACTACTGTTGGCCTACCTGAAGAATGCTTAGTAGACTATAACTATTTATGGCAAACTCCGGGGTGGCAATGGAGGCCAAGATATGATTCTTACAATATTGATGGGGTTATATATCGCCATGGTGATTGCGGTCGTGGTGGCAAGTACGCTGCCCTAAACAATGCTATGGATAATTTTAATTCTTATGTCCAAGGTCACACACACTCACTGTCTGGTGTTAACTACTATCGTAACGAAGGTGGTAAAGTCTTTGGTATGAATGTTGGTTGCGGTGTTGACCATGATCAACTTGCTATGTATTATGCTAGACGTTATAATGCTAAACCTATCTTGGGTTGTGGTATTGTATTAAATGGTAAGTATGCATACTGGGAGCCTTACGATGGCGTTACGGGATAACCTTAGAGACAAATGGTTTAAGGGTAATAAGGGTAGAACTAAAGACAGAGATGTTAGGTTCAATCGCCCCGGTGTAGGTGGTAGCCACAAGTGGAAACCAACTAATATGAACGATCAGAATGGTAAAGGTTCTGAACGAAGAGAAAAAATTATATCTTCTGAAGAAGAAGACTTGCGTTGGAAGCTTGCTTTTGGTAAAATATCTGAACAAGAATACAACGAAGCCATGGAGAAATTAAATGGCGAAGAATCAGATTGATAACAATACTGTTGCCCGTATGAAGAAGGCGGGAAGAACTCGTCGGCAACATAAGAACAAGTATGGTCAGCGTAAGGCTGGCAGAAAGAACTGAGGTAATTATATGAATGATCCTACAAAAGTTTTTAACACACACACGTTAGATGTGAAATGGTCACATCTGCATCGTCCCGATGACAAGTTTGGTGCTCCCGGCAACCACAACATCACTGTTGTCGTTGACGATCAGCTGCAGAAGCAGCTCGATGAAATCCAATCAGCTCTTGGTGGTAAGAAGATCAATGGTATGTATGAACAAGAAGGCGTTAACTCAATCAAAGTTAAGTCTACGATCTTTACCAACCCACCAGAGAATGGCGGAGAGAAGAAGGATTGCTACCCCTGTGTAGATGCTAACACCCAACCAACTGAGGCTGTGCCTTTCGGTGGTGACAAGGTGCGGCTTCGTCTTAAGCCTATGCTTCTCAAACGAGATGGCTCTGTATCATTCTTCTTGAATGGTGTCCAGATCATTGAGAAGGGTGAACAACAGCAAGGTAGCGGCTTTGCTAAGACTGAAGGATACGATGGCTCTGAGGCCACCGCTCCTGAGGTTGAGACTCAAGACACCCCGTTCTAATGGAGTGGTCCTTTCCCATTAGTCCTGTTGCGGCTAGTAGACCCCGTGTGTCAAAGCACGGGGCCTACTTCGCCGGACCCTACAAGAACTTTCGACGCGAAGCAGCGGAGATTGTAGACGATGTATTGGGAGAATGGGAGCCGTTGTCTGGTCCACTGACTGTAGATCTTGAACTGTTTATTGGCAGACCTAAGACTACTAAGTTAGATGCACCAAGAGCGGACATTGATAATTTTGTAAAGGCTATCTTTGATGTCATGAATGGTAAACTATGGGATGATGACTCACAAGTAATTAAACTATACGCTAC